AGCAACCATACCAGTGTGTAGACCTCGCAAATGCGGAGGTCTTTTATGTTGGAGGCACACACAGAATCATTTGCAGTAATTCCGGATACGCAAAAGACTTTGCGCTTCAGAAGAAGACAAACGGCATTCTGGATCTGTATGACGATGTAGGTCTTCGGGCTGAGCTTGAACCAGGTGACCTGTGCGTCTGGACGAATTGTCCGGAATGTCCGTATTCCCATGTCGCAGTATACGACCATGATAATGGACAAAACGAGGTCTATTTTCTTGGACAGAATCAGCCGTATCCGTATGTCACGATTGCACGGATCGGGGTTTCCGGAATTATCGGTGTTTTCCGTCCGAAGATTTTCGCAGATGAAACACCGGCAGACGATTACAAACCGACAGCAGACCAGATACTGACGATTGGCTCTCAGGTAGTTTCTAATGTCTTTACCATTGAAGGCGTAAGGCAAAGAAGCGGAGTATGGTACGGCTATTCAAGTGTAGTCGGCGGTTGGTTCCCGCTGTCGGATGTTGACGAGGTGAACAACGAAGATGGCAAGGAAGACCAGATTGTGCATGTTGGCTCTGGGGTCAAATTCAATAAAGGAGTTATGACCGTTACCAGATTCAACGGTGGCAATATCGTAACAGTAAAAGAATTGGCATACCCGATTGACGCAGATTGCCTTGTGGAAGTCGAGGTATAGACCAATGCAAATGACATTACTTGAGTGGATAACTCATATCGGCGGTATCGCCGGTGCGATTGTAACTATTATCGGATTGATCGTGATGGCAGCCAAACCGTTTAAGCTACAGGCGGAAAGACTTGGAAAACTGGAAATCACAGTTACGGAGGTCAAGAAGGATATGGAGACCATGAAGACTGACATTGACCATGCTTTTGACAAAATCAGAGAGAACGAAGCATCAAGCCGGACAAGTGACAGAGCGTTACTCGCACTATTGAATCATGCGTTAAATGGCAATAATCAAAAGGAAATGGAAGAGGTCAAAAGAGACCTTGAACAGCATATCTGGAAGGAGGCATGAATGAAAATTCCAAATAATATGTATGACATTCTCAAATGGGTAGCACTGATTGCGCTCCCAGCACTCGCAACATTTTATGGCTTAATGGCGAATACATGGGGACTTCCCTATGGAGAACAGATCACAGTAACTATCAATGCACTTGGTACACTGATCGGCATTTTGATCGGAGTATCTACTCTTAATTACAACAAGGGGGAAAAATAAATGGCTGGTTTCTTAGATAAAGTTAAGCAGAATGTAAACAAAGCAACCGGTAATATAGCGGCTGCAGGGAAAACTGTTTCAAAAGCAATTAATGGTAACACCACAAGTACAACAAGCAACGATAAAATCGCTGATAATATCAACAAGATTACTAATGCAACGAAGAATATGGCAAACACAGTTAGTGGGGTTGGGAAAGTGGTTACTGGGCAACAGCCTTCTAGTCCTACTATTGGTGCAACATTAGGTTTATTGTCAGGTGCCGCCGTAGGTAATGGTGCGAGTGCACTTGGAAACAATTCTTCCACTTCCTCCAATTCATCTAGCAAAGGTGGATATAGCAGAAGGGTATCATATGGATCCGGTAGCGGAAGCGGTTCTGGTGTAACTTCCCTTGGTGATAACTCTGAAGAATTAGCGGCGGAGGCGGCACGTCAACAGGCTGAAGCACAGGCGGCTGCACTCAGAGCACAGATGCAGGCAAGGGAAGATGCCATAAATGCGGCAAACATCGCACTCGATCAGCAGGCAAATGCCATGCGGGACAAGTACACTGCTTCTCTTGCGGCACTGGCGAATGATTATCAGAATCTTCGTAACCAGGCAGAGGGGGCAAGATATAGAGCAATGTATAACCAGCGTGAAGCATTGGCTAATCGTGGTGCTTTGGATTCTGGCGCAGGTCGGCAGGAAACACTGGCGATGAATACTAGATATAACGACAATCTGAACGCTATCAATTTACAGGAAGCGGCAGAGGTAGCTGCTATTAATAACGCAATCAATCAGATGTATGCAAGTGTGGCTCAGCAGAAAGCGGCCAATATGAACACAACTTTGAATGATTATGCTCAGAGATTACAGAATACAATTAATGCAATTTATTCCGGCTACACTCCGGAAAATTCGGAGTATTACCAGTTGGCGAACAATGTATTACAGAACGCAACATCGCCCTCCATAAGCACACCGCCTGAAGAAACAAGATCCATTGGTACACCACCAGAGGCAAAACGTAATTATGTAGGTGCAGCCTATACAGAATTACTCCGCAGAATGGGGTATAACGTATAGTCCGCACAGAGAGGATGAATATTTATGGCTTCTTTTTTAGATTTGGTCAGACAGGGGAAAATAAATAATTCTTCCTCTAACAACAACCTTAATTCTGCTGCACAGAATGTCACTAAAGCAGTGAACAATGTGCAGAAATCTATTGCAAAGGCGAATCAGCCACAAGCGAAGAAATCCAATACTACGCAGTCTAAACCTTCGGCAATGCAGACTTTGGCTTTATCAACGGGTGATGTAAACTACACGCCAAACCTTGCTATACCGCAGGCTGACAAAATAGTTCAGAAACAGGACCAGTTGATTCGGAAGGCAAACGATCCTGCACAGAGCATTTACGACAAAGTAATGGCTGCTAAGAAGCTGAACAACGAGAATCAGAAACTTCAGAAATTGCTGAACAAGGACCCGATTATGAACGCAATCTCTGATACCAACCTTGAATTTTTAGGCGGAATGACAACCGGATTTGGGAATATTCTCAAGTCCGGTTCTACTCTTGCTCAGGGTATCGGTGGTCTTACTGGCAATCAAAATCTTGTCCGTAACGCTCAGCGGTATGCAAATGATCTGGGAATGGATCAGGCAATGCAGAATGTCCGTGATCAGTCATTATACAGACAGTCTGACAATGCTGTGTTAAACACTCTTGGTGATGTGTTCGCCGGTGTCGGCAACATGGTTCCTATGCTTACTGTTGGCAACTTAACCGGAAGTAATGCACTTGGCCTTGGCACAATGGCAACCGGTGTATTCGGTGGTAAAGGTGACGAGGCAATGAATAATCTTTCCGCTGATGGCGAATTGTCCAGAACAGATGCACTGAGAGGCTTAGGCTATGGTGCCGGTAACGCTGCGGTTGAAGTCCTTACTGAGAATCTGAACAAAGTATTACCATGGGAAATCGGAAGAGGCGGTAACTTCCTGCAAGACATTGCCGGTGAAGCTGGTGAAGAAATGTTGTCTGCTGCGGTTGATCCGTTCCTGGATCCACTGGCAAACAATGATGTTCAGAATGCTCAGCAGTATTTTGATGATGCAATGAATCATTCATTCGGAGATGTGCTTACTCTCGGACCGAACTTCAGACAGTATGCTGATAACATTCTTCGTGAAGGCGTGACAGGTGCATTAACTTCTGCGGTTCTTGGTGGTACAAATGCCATGATTGATAACGCAAATTCCCCAATCAATACTCGGCAGAACATAGAAGCTACACCAGTAGTAGAGCAGACACCGCATACATTGAACATGGAAGAAACACAGCCTTCTGCTGAAGCGACTATTGCGGATACTACCGGAATGACAACAGAACCGATTACACTGGAACAGGCATTTGATAATATCCAACCAGTAGAAGTTGCGCTGGACAATGCTAGTGAAACATCGGAAAACTGGCAAGCTGATCCGATCAGAACCGAAATCAATAATGCTCGACAGAATTACGAAGCATACGGCGCTGATTACCGTAACTACACCGGTGAATCATGGTCTGATGCAATGTTACAGCGTGCCATTGATAAAGCAAACGCAACGAAGATGGCACGCACTCAGACAGGAGACGCAACAACACAGCCTGCGCAGACTGCACAGGAACTGTTTGAGCAAGAAACACAGAACATTCCTGAAGGCGTTCGAGAACAGGTGGTTGCAGAAGCAGAAAAAGAAATCAAGTCAAAGCTGAACCGCACTTATGATCGAGTCAGGAATGGTGAAAATGTCGGACCGATAGAGTTTTCTGATGATACCGTTGAATCTGTCAAAGGCAGAGTAGATGCAATGGATGACTCAACAAGATATGTTCCGTTCTCAAAGGGCGAAGCACTTGAGTCTGCTGCATATAAGATTGCTACGGAAGGACCGGATTCAATGTTTGCTAAAGTCCAGAACTTCGACACTACACCAAAATCCGGACTGGCGGGCGTTCTCAATAAAATTTCAAACTACATTCATACAGATTATTCGACATTGCAAACAATAACAGATGCAGAGGCTTTGACTCAGTATTACGAGACAGAAATTAAACGTCTGTATGAAGAAGCAAATAAACTAGGCACTATCGTAAAAGAACAAACCAAAGACGGTGTTAAGTACAAACTGATGAACGGAGAAACAGAGGTTGAATCTGATATTCCGAAACAGTTACAGGAAATCACCGCAAAACGTGACATGACATTCGATAAACTGATCCCGCTTTTCCATGATGCCGGTACGCAGTTGAACATGGCAATGTCACTTAAAAAGATTTCTCCATCATACCAGTTACAGTCAATTCAAAAAGGACTCGATACTGTCAATGCTGAAGCAAGGCGTGTGTTCCGCAAGGAATTTAAGACTGGGGAAATGCAGGATATTAAGATTCCGGCAGAATTGGAAGAAGCATTTCTCACGGCTGACACGCAGGAACAGAGAAACGAAATAAAACAGCAGATTGCCGACTATGCCGCATCACAGTTAGGGCATACCAAAGGTGAGAAACTCCGGTCATATCGTTACATAATGATGCTTTTCAATCCTGCGACCATTGTCAGAAATGACGTAGGAAACGTGATGATGCGTGGCATGGCAATGAACAAAGACATTGTTCGTTATGGTACGGAAGCTGTATTAAAGAAACTCGGATTTGTCCGCAGAAACAATCTTGATCTCGGCAGAAAAGCAGACAAGGCGTTATTCAATTATGCGAATACTGCCATTGATACTCTGGGGCAGGATGTTGCGGATGCACGAACCACCGGAAATACACGGCAGGCTCTGGAAGGCATGGGTTACAACGGCGCACTTGGCAGAACAATGAACCGTTATGTCGGTGAAGAGTTCTCATTGAACAATGAACCGGAAATGAGACAGCGCACTGTCACAGAATTTGCGAATGTCGCAAAGGAAAACGGCTGGAAGAACGACAATGGCACGTTGGTAGATGCTGAAGGAAATCCAGTTTCACAGGAAACAATTCGGCAGACCATAAATGAGAGTTACAACACGACTCGCAGACAATTCCTTGCTGCATCTGATCTGCAACAGGTCAATGTGGCGGACGGTGAATATGGGCGTGCCGGTGTCTCCAAAGAAGCAAAACAAACTGCTACACAAATCTATGAAATGTTGAAAGAAGAATTGGATGATAAGATGCTTAGCAAAGCAACAATCAGTGATTCCGATTTTGTTCGTGCAGTTAGAAACAGTTCTCAAAATAGAGTTTTTGATGATAGCAAACTAGCAGGAAAACTTCTTAATCAGGCATCTGATGTTATCGGCAAGTTTATGAACGAAGAGAAGTTCTGGGGTGATGCTAAGTTCGTTAAAGACAATTACGTGTCATACATGGCTCGTGCATTGTCAGCACAAGGTCTTACGGCAACCATTGATGGTGACAATATCACGCTCACTAAGGATGGGCAACAGTTAAGCAAACAGCAGACAAACAATATCATTGGTGAGATCCATGCGAAAGCAATGCAGGAAGCATTGGTGAATACATACCGTGACATGAACAATGTTGCAGATGCATTGAACAGCATTTCAAGAAGTGGAAAAATAGCGGGTTTCATTGTGGACGCAACGATTCCTTTCACACGAACACCAATGAACATTCTGAGAAGAGCAGTTGAGTATTCTCCTGCCGGACTTGTTAATTCATTAGGCAAACTGTATCAAGTACAGCAAGGTAATCTTTCCGGTGAAGAGTTCCTTCAGACATTTGCAAAAGGTACAACCGGAACAGGTGCTTTACTGCTTGGCATGTTATTGAAAAATCTTGGTGTTCTCAGAGGGAAATCACCAAACAAGGATGAAGACGAGAAAGCCTTTGAAGAAGCAAACGGGATCAAGGATTATCAGTTGATACTTCCAAACGGAGATTCTATTTCTGTTGACTGGGCGGCACCGTCAATTACTCCATTCTTGCTAGGCGCACAGGTTCAGGAAATGCTTGATAGTTACCAAACGGCGGATGGGCAAGACGCATCAGAGGCTCTCTGGAAAGGGGGTCTGCTTAACTCGCTTGGCACAATGATTGAACCAATCATGGATACAACATACATGTCCGGTTTAAGAGAAAGCCTTGCGTCTTATGGATCTGACGAACCTGGCTCAATGGCTATGACAATGGTTCAAACATATATGAACCAGTTGACACCTACTCTCGGTGCTAAACTTGGTAACATTTTTGATGAGGACAAGATGTCTACCGCTTCGGATACTGTTGCTGATCGTATGCTAAGAAATGTTGTCAGCCGGTTGAGATTCCTTGACTGGATGTATGCAGCTATTGATGAAAAGGGCGAACGGTACTTAAAACCACAGTTAGACATTAACGGTGAACCGATTCCAAACGAAGATAACGGCATGGGAATGTTCGGCAGAGCATTGAATAATCTTGTCTTCCCGTGGACGTACAACCGGAACACAATGGATGATGTTGACCGTGAATTGGAAAGATTACATCAGACCACTGATCAGTCAGCAGTTTTGCCTGAACAGCAGTATTACTACAGCGGAAGAAAATTCACTGCCAAGGAACGTGATGAGTACAATCGTTACTTCCTCGGTAACTTCCGTGATTCCGTGAGCGAGTTTATGGCATCACCACAGTATCAGAACATGGATGATGAAGAACGTGCTACTGTAATCAGATCCATGAGTTCACACTTCAAGGCGAAAGCCACAGCCCAGTTCCTGTCCATGGCAGGAGAAGAAAAGAAGCTTCTGACAGAACGTGACGCTGCGGTTGACGAAGCGGAAAAACTCGGAATATCTGTTCCAGAGTTCTACACCTTGGTCAATACACAGTCAGTGCAAGACGGAAACGGTGATTCAATTCCTAACTCCAAAGCAATCACAATACGTGCCGCCCTGGAAGCGAATGGTACATGGGATGACGTTTACAACGCATGGAAGAACGGCACATTTGATCCGACAAAACTCGGATTAAATAAGACGGTTCTGAAGTGGGATGATGCAGACTTCACATCCAATTACATGCAACTTCTGGACGGACGTTTGAAGGCAGCTAGTGAATCAGCAACTGCGAAGAGGGAAGCAAAGGAGGCCAAAGCGAAAGCGGACGGTTCATACTACACTTCCTCAAAGAAGTCTTCCGGAAGTTCAAGAAAATCTTCTGGCAGTTCTTCAAGAAGGTCTTCCGGTTCATCAAGCAGAACGGCAAGCACATCTGGATCATCCAGTGCATCTGCACCGACTTCATTAACACCAGACCAAGCACTTGCGGCTGCTATGGAACCGACAAGCGCAGGAAAGATAGAAACATCATTGAACTCAAACTATGGTGTTGATTCTTCACTGCAATCTCTGTATGATTCGATCATGCGGAATCACACAAAGAGACTGAACAATTTGAAAGGGAACCTGTAATGGGTTCCCTTTTTTTAGTTTTCTACCAATCTTCTACCAATTCAGTAACATTGTCTGACATTAAGGCACATTTTTACTTAATATTTAATAATCATTTTGCATCAAATAACACCGTAAAACAGCGAATTGCGAATATGAAATCTATCTGAAGCGGTATATGCTATTTTGGTTCCGAATGGCTTATTTAAGCCTTTTTTTGATTGTCATACCCCCGAAAAACCCCGTTTTCTACCAATTTTCTACCAAATGGTTTACGCATATTTTTGGAGGTTTTTAACCGCTTCACGCTTCAATTCCTCGTTTGACCTCGCATAAACACCGATTGTCATGTCCAGTGACTTGTGGCCCATCAGTTCCATGACGGTTCTCGGATCTACGGAGTGAGTGATAAGCTGTGACGATAACTCATGCCGTAACGTGTACATTGTGAACGGCGTTTTGCCATAGGCATCCCAGATATAACGCATCCTGAAGGCAACCCACTTACTGTTCAGCCGTCTGCCATTGTAAGCAGTGAACAGTACGCCATTGCCGTGCATATCCATTACATCATGGAGAGCGGAAATGGCTTCCTCGTTGAGCGGGATGGTCCGCCTGGACAGTTCCGTCTTTGGGGCAACGTCAGCCTCACCGGATTCGTTTGTGCCGTGCATCTTGGTGATGCTCAGTTCTCTGGTGAAGAAGTTTACGTCACTGCGAGTCAAAGCAAACGCTTCTGCCGGTCTGATTCCGGTCTGCCGAATAAGCCTTGCGAGATGATAAATAATCAATGAGTTATACTGTATCGCTTCTTTGTGGCTCATTGCATACGTGTAAATGAATGCGATTCCGTCACTGATCTCTTCCTGTGATGCGGCTTTGATCGTGCGGGTATCCCGTTCAATCTTCTTTGATTTAGGTTTTGTGACCATGTCTAGGGGATTTACCGTAATCATTCTCAGCTTGAGCGCTGTGACACAAATTACTTTCCATACGCCATAGATCCGTGAGATTACCTCGTCTGAACAATCGTAGCGAACGGTTGCCATTGTCCGCTCAATGTCCAGTGGGGTGAGTTCGGTGATTTTGTGGGATACCTCTCCTTCGATATACTTACGGAAATACGTCCTGTGAAGCAGGGAGGTTGATGCGGCTGCGTGGGATACTTCGTCACCATAATCCAACAGTTCCCGAAGGGATAAAGGTTTTACCTTTGCATGATATCCGTTTGCGTATTCAGCCCGCATTTTGTCACGGTGAGCACACGCCGCTTTCATAGCCGCTGCCCTGGAAGGGTAGTTATCTACTGCAAAAGTTTTGGAGTAGGTCTCCTTCTTGCCTTCAATCGTAGTGTAGACGAATTTTACCAGAAGATACTCTCTTCCGGATTTGGTTTGCGTACAAATGTACCGTTCTTTTTTCATAGTTTGTCCTTTCTTTTTTTATGTGCCTCGGACAGACTTACCTATCACCTCCAGTTATGCTATAATCATAAAGGCTTTGATTAATGATAGGTCGTGGTTGTCCGTTCACTAATTGAGGTCGTCCATTTTGCCACCTGAGACTGCGTGCCAACTAAGTACAGGTGGTTTTTTTATTTCATGTTCTTCGCCAAAGCGAGCAGTGTAACTTTGCTTTCATCAGATATCTTCCTGTATGTAGTGACCAGGTCATATTCATCATCAGTCAGCACTTCAAATCTACGGTCCGGATCTGTATCCGTTTCGTAGGTGGGAGTGTGCGTAGGATGTTTGACCATGCCCGCAAAAGTTTTGGCTTCCAATAGTGTTGCCTCTGGATCAAGACCGTATAGCCTACATAATTTTTCAAATGTAGGAGTGTCGATACGGGAATCACCATCTTCATATCGTTTAATAGAAACCTTTGACTTGTTAACTTTGTCTCCGGCATCAGCCAACGACATTTTTTTACTTTGCCTTGCTAGTCTCAGTAGGAATCCTATCTGTATGTATAAGTCTTTATCCATCTTCATAGCATTTACCTCTTGGCAAACAAATTGTAACACGGTATTGGAACAAATAAACAGAAAATTTAAAAAATGTTTCGATAAACTGTTGCAAGAGGTTTAACCAGATGCTATTATGTAAGCGTTACAGATATACGGAGCGGAGGTGGAGATGGAAGAAAAGCTCACAATCAAACAAGCTCGCCAACTTGCTAATATTACTATTAGAGAAATGGCGAAAAAACTGGAAATGA